TAAAGTGGTTGAAACATTTGACAGAGCTCAAACTACAAGAGAGATTAAACTTGTTTATTCTACACTTGCAGAGCAGTTCGGTGATAATGGCTCAATCGTAACAAAAAAATCAATTAGTGAATCAGCTAGTTCTGCTGTCGCATCAACTAAACCATCTAAAGAATCACGAAAAGTGATTTCTGAAGAGACTCAAGTTGCTGACAGATTTAGAAAACTTGCTGGTTTAATTAAATAATATTAGGAGATAATAATAATGAAAGACTTATTAGATGCAAGTCCTTATAAAAAACAAGCTGAAGAAGCCAAAGCTCTCGTTGGAAAATGGGATAAGACTGGTTTATTAGATGGTTTGAATGAGGATTTTCAAAGAAGTGGAATGGCTGTAATGCTTGAAAACCAAGCAAGACAGTTAATCCAAGAAAACTCTTCTACTGGTGGTGGTAGTGGCACAAGTGCTACAGCTGCAGCTGGTTCAGAAGAGTGGTCTGGTGTTGCTCTTCCATTGGTTCGTAGAATCTTTGGTGAGATTGCAGCTCAAGACTTTGTAAGTGTACAACCAATGAACTTACCATCTGGTCTAGTATTTTACTTAGACTTTAAATATGGTACATCTGCAGGTGGTTATGGTAGTAGTGATTCTATATCAGACGGATTGAGTGTAAATTCAATCGGTGGTAAAACAGGTCCTAACTCTCCATCAGGTTCATCTGCTCCATATGGTGTTGGTGGTTTGTATGGTCAAGGTAAATATGATTACTCAATCAATGAAACAATAACAACATTAACAGAAGGTGCTGCTGCTAGTGATACATTATTTAACACTGGTTCTGTAAGTGCTTCATACAAAGATGTAAACTTTGATCAAGAGTTTAGTGCATCTGTAGCAGCAGGTAAAATGGTTAAAATTGAAGTTGCGGCTACAACAATTGACTCTAAATTTGATACTAAAGCATTTAGAGCTGTTAAAATTACTTCAGCATCAGCTGATATTGTTGGCCATTTCCCACAATTTAATACAATTAGTGGTGGAACAGTTACTTTAATAGTTTCTTGTTCAGGTGCTAATGCATTAGATGGTAAGGCAATAAAAGTTGCAACAACTAACCAACCAACTGAATCTGATAGAGGTGATTTTGAAGATAGAGTGGGTAGTGGTGCTGATGATTCATTAGCTATACCTGAAGTTGATTTACAACTTAAATCTCAAGCTATCGTAGCGAAAACAAGAAAACTAAAAGCTGTATGGTCTCCTGAGTTAGCTCAAGACTTAAATGCTTATCATTCTGTTGACGCTGAAGCTGAATTAACATCTATGTTAAGTGAGTATATTTCAATGGAAATTGATTTAGAAATCTTAGATATGTTAGTTGGTGATGCGGTAACAAATGATTTCTGGTCTGCTACTCCAGGTGAGGACTATGATGGTTCAGGCACTACTGAAGCTGCTTGGAACATTACAACATTCTATGGAACAAGATATGAATGGTATCAAACTCTATTGGGTAAAATCCAAAAGGTTTCTAACGAAATCCAAAGATTAACTCTTAGAGGTGGTGCTAACTTTGTAGTTGTTTCACCGACTGTTGCTACAATCCTTGAATCAATTCCAGGATACTCAGTATCTACAGATGGAAACAAATCACAATTCGCGGCTGGTGTTCAAGTATCAGGAACTCTACAAAATAGATTTACTGTATACAAAAACCCATATATGACTGAGAACAAAATACTTGTTGGTTTCAGAGGAAGTAATTTCTTAGAAACTGGTGCTGTATACTCACCATATGTACCGT